GGTATCTTCACGCCCGCCATCGGCGGCGAGATCGGTATCACCACGGGGGGCGCGTCTGCGATCACTGCGGATGAAATCCTCGACCTCTACTACAGCCTCAAGCCCGCGTACCGCGACAAGGCAAACTGGATTATGAACGAAACCACCGTCAAGGCGCTGCGCAAGCTCAAGGACTCCACCGGCAACTACCTGTGGGCTCCCGCGCTCAAGCAGGGCGAGGTGGACACGCTGCTGGGCAAGAAGCTCTACACCAGCGTGTACGCGCCCGAGATCGCGGCGGGTGCCCGCACCATCGCGTTCGGCGACTACTCCAACTACTGGATCGCCGACCGTCAGGGCGTTTCCATGAAGCGCCTCAACGAGCTGTACGCCGTGACCGGTCAGGTTGGCTTTCTCGCTACCAAGCGCGTGGACGGCCGCGTGATTATGCCCGAAGGCATCAAACTGCTCGCGCAGCACTCGTAAGCAAACCCAAGCCTGAGCCACAGCTGACCGTGGGATTATTCTCGCGGTCAGCGTGGTTTCTCTTTGCCTGTCTAGGGCAGAAAGGAATAGATATGAGCAATTACAACACCAAGAACTACACCGAGCAGGGCGGCGAAAAGACCGTCATCGGCGGCGAGTTAGTCGTGGAACCGGGCGCTGAGCTGGTCATCAAGTCCGGCGCGATCTTCATCAACGAGAACGCCGACAAGGAAGATGAAGCCACCAAGATTCCGTATATGGCGGCAAGTACGCAGACCAGCGCAGCTAACGTCGCTAAGGACTTGAGCGGACTGATTTATCTGCTCAAAGCGGCTGGTCTCATGGACACGACCGCTCCGACCATCTCCATTACCGCACAGCCGGAGGACGCGGCCTGCGCCGCCAACGGCACGGTGTCTCTTTCGGTAGCGGCTGAATCCACAGACGACAGACCGCTCAACATCCAATGGTACTCGAACACGACCGAGACGACCGTGGGCGGCACGAAGATTAGCCCGAACGGCACGGGCGCGACCTACGCTCCGCCCACCAACGCGACCGGCACGATCTACTACTACTGCATCGTTTCCGATGCTTCCGGCGCGCTCACCGAATCCGTCGCTCCCGTTACGTCGGACATCGTTGCCGTGGTAGTGAGCTAAGGGAGGGGTAGCCCATGACGGTTGACGAACGGCGCATGGCGGTGCTGGCGAAAGTCAAGGCAAACCTGATTCTGGAACACGGGCAGGACGACGGTATCCTTTCCATGCACGTGCAGGCCGCCATGGACTACGCCGGCAAGTTCCAGCACAAAGACGACTCTTACTACAACACGCACGACATGACCCCTGTGACCACTCAAGCCGTCGTAATGCTCGCCAGTTTTTACTATGAAAGCAAAGACGGCGGCACGGGCGGTTTTTTCTCCACGTCACCCTCTGCGGCAAAACAGACGAACGACTGCGTGAACAATCTGCTCAGGCTGGATAAGGATTGGAAGGTGTGAGAGATGAGCGTGCAACTCAACGATTTCATTGACATCATCGAGCGAAGGGTTGATAAGGACGCAGAGGGCTTCGGTTCTGAGATTGACGTTATCCTAGCTTCCATCCGCGCCGAGAAGTCATACTCTCTGGGCGACCAAAGGGAGACGACTGAGAATGACGCAACCTTTGCCGTCCAGACCGCGACCTTCAAGTTGCGTCGCATTCCCAGCCTTCCGATTCACCCGGATATGTTCATCGTTGACGCAGCGGGAAGGTACAACATCACGGCTGTGGACGAGATGTCCGGGCGTGGCATGTATCTCGTTGTTACGGCGCGGCTCGTGACGGCATCGGAGGGGTGATCGTATGGCTAAGGTGACGATTGAGTTCCCGGACGATGTGGTCAAGAAGCTCGCCAAGCTGGGAAATAAGACGGATGAGATACTGGAGAAAACCCTCCGAGCGGGCGCGGATGTGGTCAAGCCTGTGTTCGAGGCAAACCTTGTCGGTTCCATCGGCAGAAACACGAAGCGAAAGAGCAAGAGTACCGGCGAACTTGCCGACTCTCTGGGTATCAGCCCCGTCAAGTCCGCTGACGACGGTTCCGTGGACATCAAGATCGGCTTTGCCGAGCCTCGAAAGGACGGCAAGCGCAACGCCATGATCGCCGGAATTCTTGAACACGGCAGATCGAACCAGCCGGCGCGTCCCTTTATCTCAGCGACCAGGAATGCCGTCAAAGGACCTGCCACCGAAGCAATGGTGGACGCTTTCAACAAAGAGGTGGATGGGCTGTGAGTGAAGCAAACGACCTCTCTATTCTCGCTGAACTAAAGCTCATCGCCCAGCGCCTCGCCATTCCCGTCCAGACGGCCGCCTTTCAGAAGAAACCGCCCGATACCTTTCTGGTGCTCACGCCCATGGCCGAGATCTTCCCTGAACACGCGGACGACGAGCCGCAGTTTACTCAGCCGGAGGTTCGGCTTTCTCTTTACTCCAAAGGCAGCTACACCATCCTTGCGGATACGTTGGTTAGGCGGCTGCTGCAAAGCGGTTTCACAGTGACGGCCCGCCAGTACATCGAGTACGAGACAGACACCGGCTATCACCACTACGAAATCGACGTGACCAAAGTGTATCCGTTCAATCTGAACGAGGAGGAACAAAATCAATGAGTACAATCGGTCTTGACCGGCTCGTGTACGCGCGTATTACGGAAGACGCGGACGGAAACGAAACCTACGGTTTACCGCGCACGCTGGCAAAGGCAATCGACGCGGACCTGTCGGTGGAGGTTGCCGAGGCGACGCTGTACGCGGACGACGGAGCCGCCGAGCACATTTCGGAGTTCCAGTCCGGCAAGCTGACCCTCGGCGTCAACGACATCGGGCGGGTGTCCGCCTGTGAACTGACCGGAGCGAGCGTGGACGATAACGGCGTCCTGATCTCCGGCAGCGAGGACGCGGCCGAACCCGTCGCCGTGGGCTTTCGAGCCAGACGCTCCAAAGGCACCTATCGATACTTTTGGCTGTATCGCGTTCTTTTCAAGGTGCCTTCGACGTCCCTGGAGACAAAGGGCGACAACATTTCCTTCAAAACGCCGTCCATCGAAGGAACAGTGTATCGTCGTAATCGCCTCGACGGGCGCGGCAAGCATCCGTGGAAAGCGGAGGTCACCGAAGGCGACGGCTCTGTCAGCCCTTCCACCATCGCCGGCTGGTACAGCTCGGTATATGAGCCGAACTACGGCGGCGCGGGCATCACCATCAACACCCAGCCCTCCGGCATCGCAGTTACGGCGGGCGCTATCTCCGGAAGCCTTTCCGTCGTCGCTTCCACCAGCGCGGGGAACCTGAGCTATCAGTGGTATCGCAATACGGGCAACAGCACTTCCGGTGGCGTGCTTATCTCTGGCGCGACGGCTGCGACCTTTGCCATCCCGACCAGCCTTACGGCTGGCGTGTATTACTACTACTGCGTCATCGGCAACGGCACGACCACTGTCGTAACCACGCCCGCCGCTGTGGTCGTCGCATCCGCTGGCAGTTCGGCTACTCTCGCGTTTACCACCCAGCCGACTGGCCGCAGTGTTACCGTAGGCTCTATTACCGGCGTTCTGACCGCCGCCGCGTCCGCTACGGATGGCTCGGCTGTGAGCTATCAGTGGTATCGCAATAGCGTGAACAGCACACAGGGCGGCACGGCGATCTCCGGCGCGACTTCGGGCACGCTGACGATTCCTACTGACCTGACCGCCGGCACGTACTACTTCTACTGCAAGGCGACCAGTGGCAGCTTGGGTACAGTCTACTCGAACACCGCTGCCGTCGTTGCCGCCGCTGCCGGCGTGATCACCGGCACGATCACCATCACGGCGCAGCCCGGTTCCATTGGCGTAACGGCAGGCTCCGTATCCGGCGCGCTCACGCCCATCGCTTCGTCCTCGGACGACTCGCCCCTTTCCTATCAGTGGTATGAGGCGACGACCAACAGCAATGCCAGCGGCACGCCGATTTCCGGCGCGACCAGCCACTCGTATCATCTGCCCGTTTCCCTGCAGGAGGGCGCGTATTACTATTACTGCGCCATCTCCAGCCCGACCTGCGCGACCGTCAAAACTCAGGTGGTCGTCATTACCGTCGCGGCTGGCACGGCGACCATCCGCGTCACATCGCAGCCCGGCGGCAGCACGGTCACGGCTGGATCGATCTCCGGCTCCCTTTCCGTTACTGCTTCGGCTACGGACGCTTCGACGCTCAGTTATCAGTGGTATCGCAACAGTTCCAACAGCACCACGGGCGGTACGTTGGTATCGGGCGCTACTTCCGCTTCTCTCACGATTCCGACCGACCTTACGGAAGGGGCGTACTACTTCTACTGCGTGGTATCCGCTTCCGGTCTGACTTCCGTCGCCTCGCAAACGGCGCTGGTGACTGTCCTGGCTGTGGGCTCCGCTGTGATTACCATTACGGCGTCGCCTAACGAGCAGACCTTCAACCAGTACACCAATAACGCGGGCATCAGCATTCTGGCTGAGGCTTCAGATGCCGGCACACTGACCTACCAGTGGTACTCGAACACCACGGCTTCCAACGAGGACGGCACGCTCATGTCGGGCGCGACGAACCGCACCCTCACGGTACCGACTACGACGGCTGGCACGTTCTACTACTACTGTGTGATCTCCGCTTCCAACGCGGACTCCGTAACCAGTTCCGTCTGCACCATCACGATTACGGCTGTCTCGGCGGCGATCAACATCACGACTCAACCCAGCGCGGCGATTGTGACGGAGGGCGCGATTACCGGGAGCCTCTCCATCGTCGCGGCTGCGAACAACGGTACGGCTGTGACCTATCAGTGGTACAGCAATACGACGAACAGTACGGTGGGCGGCACGGAGATTTCCGGCGCGACGAGTTCGAGCCTGACGATTCCGACCGACCTGACCGAGGGGTCGCATTACTATTACTGCGTGGTGTCCGCAACGGGGCTGACCTCTGTAACCAGCCATGTCGCCACGGTTACGGTCGCCGCC